TGGTTGGTCTCCTTTAATTCGTGTAGAGAAGAGACCAGAAGGACAATTCCTTTACGTTTACGATTGGACTGGTGGACAAGGTGATAGACCAACGGCAACAGGTTATATCACACGAAATGGACTGTCACAAACAATTGACTTCCAAGCAAGTGTTCAAGGTTCAAAAGGTGATACTGGTGATCAAGGTATTAGAGGTGAGAGTGGTAAAAACGGTGAATCGGTTTATCAAATTGCTGTAAGAAATGGTTATACAGGTACAGAAGCAGACTTCTTAAAAACTCTAGTTGGTAAGAATAATTATCAATTAGCTGTTGATGCTGGTTTCAAAGGAACTCTTCAAGATTGGTTAAATACCATTACACACAAGAACGCTTATGAATTAGCTGTTGAGAATGGTTTTACTGGCACTTTAGCAGAATGGATTGTCAGCCTTCGTGGAGAAAATGGTGATTCTGCTTACGAAATTGCAAAAGAGTATGGCTTCGAAGGAACAGAAGCGTTGTGGATTGAATCACTAAAAGGTGATAAGGCATGGATTCCTATTTTTAAAACAGAAGTTGATTCAAATAGTCTTTATGTAAAAATCACAGATTGGTCTGATGGAGAAGGTGATAAACCCACAGAAGTCGGATACCTCAGTGCCACAGGTATCGTTACAGATAAATCCTTAGCTACTAATTTCAGAGGTATTCAAGGCGAGCAAGGCATTCAGGGTATTCAAGGTATTCAGGGTGTAGAAGGGCCTAAAGGGGAAAATGGTAAAGATGGTATTGACGGTGACAAGGCTTGGACACCAGTGTTTGTGCTTGAGAGTGACATTAACGGTGTCTATATCAGGCTTACAGATTACACAAATGGTGAAGGTAATAAACCAATCGAATTAGGTTATCTATCTGGTTCTGGATTAGTTCAGACACCAGCAGAAGCAACCAACCTAAGAGAACCACAACCAACCATTGTTAATACAACAACGATTTCCAAACATCAAATCAATGTGATTACCGCCACAAGCGATCTAACGATTACGAGTGACTTAGCAGTTGGTGAAGCTACAGAGGCTTTAATTAACCCTGCCACATTCAACGTGTCTTTTGACAATGTGACCTTGAGTGATGGATTTAATCTAACTGCTGATAAATCTAACTTAATTAAGGTCTTTAACTATGATAACACTATTCGAGCTGTTGTCTTAGCAACCTTCTAATATATTACAAAGGAAATAATAAATGTTAAAACTTAATGAAATCGTAAAGATTTCTATTGAAAGAGCGACATCACAAGTTTCTGTTTCTGATCTTAATACAGTTTTAATCTTAGTTAGACATGACGTTACAGAAGAAAGAACTGTAACTTTCGCATCTGCTGATGAACTGATTGATTATGGATTCAAACCGACTGATTCAGCTTACTTAGCTGCACAATTAATCTTTAGTCAAAACCCTAAGTTAGATAAAGTTATTGTTGGTAGAGTTCTGGTTGATGAAACTTGGGAACTTGGTCTACAAGAAGTAATGGCATCTGATGACCAATGGTTGACAGTTATTTGTGAAACTCGTGATTCAAATGAACAGTTAGCACTGGCTAAGTATGTTGAAACAACAAATAAGATTTATCTAACTTGTTACCAACCTACATTTGATGCTGATTGCCTATGCCTTGAGAACTCAGCTATTGATGCTGATGATCGCACAGACATTGGTGCTTTGATTAGTGACAACAACCTTGAACGCACATGGGCTTTCTATAAGGGTGATAACTCTGTATTCCCAGAAGCAGCAATGATCGGTTGTATTGCACCTGCCGAAGCTGGTACTGAAACTGTCCTTTACAAACAAGTAAAAGGTATTGTAGCAGATAGCATTGGTAGTCAAATGAAGAAAGTTCTGGAAGAAAAGAACTATACCTTCTTCACTACAGTTCACAAGAAAGACATCACAATGGGTGCTTCTAAAGTTGGATTCGGTGAATGGGTCGACGTTATGTACGCTGTATGCTGGCTAGATGCTCGCTTAGCTGAACGTATCTTCGGTGTTGTTCTGAACTCTGGGAAAATCCCTTACACAAACAAAGGTCTTGAAAAGATCGCAGCAGAAGTTAGAGCAGTTCTATCAGAAGCTCGTGATATTGGTATCTTGGCTGATGATTCTCCAATCGTTGTTCGTGTTCCAGATGCAACTGCATTATCAAGTGCAAAACGTAATTCACGTGTAGCAGATGGTATTACTTTCGAAGTAAGACTTGCTGGTGCTATCCACAAAGTTCAAGTTAACGGCGTAGTATTCGCTTAATAGGAAAAAGAATAAATGAGTACAAATAATTCAACATACGCTCCAAGCGAAGTTATTCTTATTCTATCTCATGAGGAATTCGGTAATCACATCGTTATCGGATATTCTCAAAATGATATGGTAACAATCTCAAGAGCTAACCCTACGTGGTCACACGAAACCAGCCCAGATGGTTTCCATACACGTACACACAACAAAGACAGGTCTGCTACTGCTGCTGTTAACCTTGTTCAAACATCTCCATCTAACGACGTTCTGTTTACTATTGCAGCATACGACGAAGCTAGATTGAACGATGAAGGTTTATTCTCAGTAACTATCGCTGACAAAGTTGGACGTTCAGTAATGAGTTCAACTTCTGCCTATGTTTCTACTCCACAGGAACAAGGTTATGCACGTGAAGTTGGTACTCGTGTTTGGAACATCACAATGATGGATTTCGAAGAGTACATTGGTGGTAATGGTAAATTATCAAAAGAAGTTATTTCTATCTTGGAATCATTCGGTTATTCCGTTGATGATAAATGGAAGTAATTAAGTAAGAAAAGGATGAATGAATTATGGCTAAAAACGTATCTACCTATGCTCCAAGCACAGTAGCTTGTCTAATCTTGGGTATAGAGATTGGTGGATTTGATAATGATTCATTCATCACCATCACACCTACAAATGAGCGTGTGACTTACAGGGAAACACCAGATGGTAAAGTAACAGCTTTCATTAAAAGAAATCAAGTTTATGAAGTTGAGATCAAGTTAGCAAAGACTTCACCATCTAACGCCTACCTGCAAATTCTACACAACATTTATCTGGAATATGGTCAATTGTTTAAAATGCCGATCTACATTAAAGGTGGTTCTGGTAAGAGTAGTTTCTATGCTGCCGATAGCTTCATTAAAATTGAACCTACAAGCGTACACAGCTCTTCACCTGTTTCTAACACATGGAGGTTTGTTTGTTTTAATGCGACTTATACAGAAGTTGGTGTTGATGCAGATGATGAATTCTTCACAGAGATTGCAGGAGCAGTAGGCTTAGCAAGTGAAGTAATGAATATGCTTGGAGTTAACCCAACACAGATTATCGACAAGGTTTCAGAAGTTGCCAATAGAACTGGTATCGCTTCTAAGATTAGTGAAAAGATTAAAGGATTCTTTGGGTGATTTAATGTTAGGCAACTTAATTAATAATGCACTTTCAACTGCTAAGAAATACAGCAGTCAAGTGATGAGCATGATCAGTAAAGATGTTCAGGTTTATGACGCATCAAAAAACTCAATTAAAATCGCTGATCTTGAAATGACTGGTTGGGAATATGCAACCATCTCAGAATACGAATTAACAAAAGAATACTCAGGTTTGACAAAAGACGAGATTGCAATTGTCAAACAAGTATATGTAAGAAAATTAACAATTAGCTTTCTTCCTACTGAAATAAGTAACGAAAGGTTAGAAAGCTTAGCTGCTGTTTGTATGTCACAGAATAAATTCTTCAAGATTATAATCTTGGAAAATGGTGTTTGGGTAGGTGATTACAATGCTCAATTTGCAAGCAACGCAGCTAGAAACTTAGCACATGAAGCGGAAAACCGTACATGGGAGTTCTACATCATTCCTACCAACACAGCAGTTGTACAGAATTCTCAAGTAGTAAATCTACCAGTAGCGGTTGAACCACCAACAGGAAATTAAGGAGAAACAAGTGAATTTAGACAAACAGAAGATTGTTCATATTGGTGACACATCTTATTTAATCAGCCCATTCTTAACAAGTAAAGGTTTAAGAATTAAAGCTAAAATTATCAAGTATTGCGGTTCTTCATTAGCTCAAGCTATGGGTGCAGAAGATGAAAGCACAATTCTTGAATTGATTGCAACTGTATTTACAGATATGTCAGAAGATCAATATGTTGAATTAATCAAAGAGATTCTAAGTGGTGTAACTAAAAACAACATGCCAGTTGATTTTGAAAATGAATTCCAGTTGAACTACGGAAATCTATTCAAACTAATCAAGGAAGTTTTAGAGTTTAACTATCGTGATGTTTTTTCACTACTCGGTATCAATGTGACCTAATTAGTCAAGTTGAATCGAGGGTAAATCCATTTGAACTCATCAAGTTAAAAAGAGATTGCTCTCTACCGGAAGAATGGGTAGCAATCCTCTTTGCTAAGAATCCACCATATACACTTTATCAATTACAGAATGAAGTGACAATGAGTGAGCTATATCAAGCTTTGGAAGTATTAGAAATCCAGAGACTATTTGAAATAGAAGAACAAAGGATAAATAAAGAAAATGCAAGTAGCTAAGCTGTTTGCGAGTTTAGGATTTAAAGTTGACTTAACTGAATACAATCTTTTTGAACAGAAATTAAAAGCTGTAAGAAAAGAAACTAGAAGTTATGCAGCATCACTTAAAACCATTAGAACTCGTTTAAATAATGTGTCAACCGCACTAGATGGTGTAAATAAAAAGCTGGATGCTAGTAAGGTTAAGTCATCAAACCAAAGAATCGCTGCAAGTGCAAACAGACTAGCAAACGCTGTTGAGAAATCAGCAAAAGGATTAAGTGAAGTAAGTACACAAGGACAACGTGTTCATCTTGTAATTGGTCAAATTAATCAGGTATTAGGTCGTGGTGTTTCAGGATGGAAGCACTACAATCGTGAGTTAAATGAAGCTAAATCTAAACTTGGTTTAATTTCAGCAGCAGTTAGAGCCATCCCTTCAAACAAAACAATCAACGTAACTCAAAGAAACGTTGGTAGAGGTTCTGGTACAGGAGGTTCAGGTGGTTCTACAGGACAAGGTGCTTCTGGTGCTGCAACAGCAGGTGGTTTAACAGTATTAGGAACAGGTGTTAAAGATTTCTTTAGATCAATGTCACCTGCAACTGCTGTAGCTGGTGGTTTAGTTACTGCTGGTTTTGCAACTAAAGAGGTTGTACAACAAGGTCGCGAGATGAAAAAGATGGAAATCATCATGAAATCCGCAACCGAAGGTACTGATCACTTTACAGAATCCATGAAATACGTTCGTAAAGAAGCTAACCGCTTAGGTCAAGACGTTTACGAAATGGGTATGGGTTTTGCCAAGATGCAACAAGCCACAAAAGGTAAGTTGAATTGGGAAGATCGTAAAACTTTATTCACCGGAATGGCTGAGCTTTCTACTACTTATGGTTTATCACAAGATGACCAAAAAGGTGTGTGGAGAGCATTAACTCAGATGTTCACCAAAGGTAAGATTGAAGCGGAAGAAGAAGGTCAGTTAGCAGAACGTGGTTTACCTGCAAAAGAAATGATCAAAGCAGCAACAAAGCTTGCTTATGAGAAACAAGGTAAACAGTTTAATGACACAATCTACAATAAGCTTAGACAAGCTGGTGGATTGAAGATGCAAGACATTGCACCTGAACTCGGTAAGATTGCTGGTGACATTGCCAACAAGAATGGTGCTTTAGACGAAGCATTAAAAACTTCTCTTGTTGGTCAAATGCGTATGAAAAACGCTATCCGTGAAGCTTCTAAAGACATCATGGATTCCGGTTTAGATAAACTATTATTTGAACTATTCGACAAAATTAAGAACCTTGTACCGATAATAAGAGATTTCTTAATCATCATTGTTGATGTTGTTAAAGGTATCTTCCAACTTGTAAAAGCTATTAAGTGGTTTGTCACTGAGCATCCGGCTGCTGCTGCTGCCATTGGTGCTTTGATTGTTCTACTAAGAGTGTTTAGGTTTGGAATGTGGGGTGCTGCATCAGCATCACTACTAATGGCTGGTAACTTCAAAAAAGCAATGGTCGCAATGGGTGTAGCTGCTAGAAGATTCTTACCATTCGCTGCATTGTACGCCTTCTATAAGTTTGGTGAATCATACAACGATTACTTGAAAGGTAAAGATAACTGGATTACTACATTTGGTTTATTGTTTGAGATCATGTTCTTGAAAGTTGAAGAATACTTACTAAGAATTCAAATTGGTTGGTATCAAATGAAAAGAAACATCACAAGCAATCCATTGAAACTATTTGACCTTAATAGTGCATCAGTTAACACGTTAATGAATGGTGTTAGTTTATTTAGCAAACTACAAAGCTCTTCAAATATAAATTCAGGGATTGATAAAATCGCATCAGATAGCGTTAATCGAAATACTGCTGGTACTCCTTATGGAAAGCAGCCGTTGAATGTGAATAACGATATTTACATTGAGGGTAATTTAGTTGCAAGACAAACCAAATCTTACAATATAAATAACTTCGGCGCATTCCCTACTACATAAGGTGAAAGTATGAAATATACAATCTTAGCTTACACAGATATTCAAAAGACTAAATTGGAATATTCAATTACTTTTGATGCTGTGTTAAGTGCTAGTGAATCCTACTCAAATACTGTTACAGCTCATACTGTTGAAGATGGTGGCGTGATTAATGATCACGTCATCAAAAGCAAAGACAAGATCACTATTGAAGGTGTAGTTACTGACCTATCTTTCAATCAAGGTGATCTTGGAATTGTAATGTTTAGTGCAACTGGTGAACTTGGAATGACTATCACAGAAGCTTGGTCGAGAAAAACCAAAAAGGCATTACTTGATATTAATGAAAAGTCTATGCCTTGTAGCTTGAAAGTGAGTGAATACATCAATGGTCAAGAAGTAATCGAGAGTGAAACTTTTCCATGTCTTGTTGAAAATCTAAACCTAGACAAGAGTGGTGGTCAATATGGATTTATTCAACCAAAGATTACCCTTGTACCTGTTAGGATTGCAACAATTGAGTTTCAAAAACTAACAGCAGAGCAACAAGCTATTCCAGCTTTGAAAAACGATAACGCATCATCAACCACCGCTAAAACCAAAACAGGTGGTAAAGATGGAAAAGATGCTGCATCTGCTGATGGTAAAGAAGTTCCTTTAGGTTTAATCAAAGATAAGGAAATTGAAGAAGCTAGTGGTGGCGTTTTATCAAAGATTGGTAAAAAAGTTGAAGAAACAAATGGCGATCTTAGAAATCAAGCTAGTGCAATGCACCAAAGAAATGCTGGATTGTCAATAGAGTTAGAGAATTTAAAGAACGGAAGGTAAATAATGGAATTCACT